GCTGGCAATATCACCTTCGAGAAGTTGCAGGCCGAGTATGCGCGGAGCATTGGCTGTGAGCCGCAAGAGGTGGTCTGGTCCAAGCAGCCCGGCGACCCGGAGAAGTTTCCGGAAGGGCGGTGGGACCCGCAGGTGGACAGGGTTGATGTTTGCAGCCAGCACCCAGACGGCTCATTCACGCCTCTTGACGGAGGAATCGACGTTGGGCAGACCGCCATCGTTCGCCAGCCCGTCGGTGAAGTCCTTGCCGCATGGCGCGCGCCTGAGTCCGCGGCAGAGGCGCTGGACCTGCTCTCCGAGCGCGAAGGTGAGATCAAGGCGATCATTGCCCAGAACGTCAAGACGGGCCAGCAGGCGCTGGCCGTGCGCATCGACACCGCCGAGAAGCGCGTGGAGGCCAGCGAGACACTCAACCGGCTGGTGAGCAAGGCCGACACCACCAAGGCCGCTCTGGACCCGCTCCGCAAGGTTCTCTACGATGTCTACATGGAGACCGGCGGCAAGGTTAAGGCCGGTCTGGAGCCGCTGGAGGCTGGCATCAAGCACGTCAAGGCGCAGATCCTCGGATGGGATCAGGCCCAGGAGCGCATCCGGCAGCAAAAGATCCGCGAGGACAACGAGCGCCGTGATGCCGAGGCGCGCCGTCTGCAGGAGGCGGAGGCGGCCCGGCTCAAGCTCCTCGACGTGCAAGACGCGCTCGACGAGGGTGACGAGCAGCGCGCCGAGACCCTCTTCGATGCGCCGGTCATCGAGGTGCCGCGTCCGTATGTAGCTCCAGTCTATGTCCCGCCGGCCGCGCCCAAGATCGAAGGGCAGAGCACGTCGACCAAGTGGAAAGTGGACGAGGATTTGATCGAAGACGATCAAGCGTATACCGCTTCGATCGTGGCTCTCATGCGCGCCGTGATCGCCGGGAAGTACGATATGCAGCAGGCGGCGGCATTGCTCAAGTGGGATCTTTCAGCCGCGAACAAGTTGGCTGGAGCTCTCGGCGCTTCGTTTAATGTTCCTGGCCTCAGCGTCAAGGAGGTCGGTTCTCTTTCGGTGCGCAGGAAGAAGAAGTAGGTGGTGGAAGTGGAAGGGCCACGTAGGGAAGAATGGGTATGGGTCAATTGGTGTGCAGAAAGGACATGAAGAGGTGATGCCGGTGTTCACATCTCATCGAGCCTCTTGGATAGTCCACTTTGGGGATATTCCTGACGGGTTATTTGTTCTTCATAAGTGCGATAACCGAGAGTGTTCAAACCCGGAACACTTGTTCTTAGGAACGCAGAAGGATAATATGCGGGATGCGGCAAGCAAGGGAAGGATACCAGAGAGAGGGAAATTTAATTCAGAGCAAGTTCTTGAGATACGAAAAGAAATGAAGGGCGGAAAGAAAAACTGGACAGAGGTTGGAAGAAAATATGGGGTACGTCCAAAAACCATCAAGGCTCTCGTGAGAAAGGTGACGTATGGAAGCGTTTAAGGGAAATGTGGTAAGTTTCTCATCAGAAAAAGGCTATGGGTTTATCGATATAGGCCCAGGTCGTCCTCAGCTATTCGTTCACTACACAGGAATAGAAGGGGATGGTTATCGCAAGCTCGACAAAGGAGATATTGTTGAGGGAGCAATTGAGGATGGTCCAAAGGGGCGGCCAGTCGCCGTCAGAGTCGTCATAACCGGAAAGGCGGAGGTGTAATTTGGCAGAACAAGTTCTCAACATCAAGCAGTCCAAGAACATCCATTCGGCAGCTTACGACGCGGATTCACAGAAGCTGACCGTTCGCTTTCACCACGGCGGAACCTACGTCTACGATGGCGTGGGCGCAGACAAAGCCCAGGCATTCGCCGACGCCGATAGCCACGGGGAATTCCTTCACTCCGACATCAAAGGCCAGCATACTTTCACGAAGGTCGGATGAAGTTCTACTTCATCTTCGAGCCTTGCGATTTATGGGTGGGGGTGTACATCGACCGCGTGAAGCGCCGGGTGTACATCCTGCCTGTTCCCTGCTTTGGGATTGTGATTCAACTGGAAGGGTAAGGAAAATCATGAGCGCTATTGAATTATTCAAACAAGACGGAACAGCGGCTGGCATCTTCTACTGCTCAGAATGCCGTCGCGTTTACACAAACAAGACAGATGCGGATTGGTGCCACGGCGAGCGGATATGCGCCTGTGGGAAGAAGATCGAAACCAACTATCGCCACAAGTGCGAAGCGTGCTATATATCCGAAAGCCGCGCGCGCGCCGAAAAACAAGAGGCCGAGCGCTTCGAGAAGGCCAAGAAGATCACCGAGGCCGAGTATACCGGCGATCACGTCTACTGCGGAGATCAGTATTACGAGTCCGTCGAGGATGCCATTGACCAGTATGACAAAGGCCAGGAGCCTGAGTACGTCTGGGCTTGCACGACGCACGGCATACCCACGATTGACCTTGAAGATTGCACAACCAACATCATCGACAATATGTGGGAGGATGTCGACTGCAACGACCTGAACGGCATTGACGAACTTGAAGCGGCGCTGGCTGCGTTCAACAAAGCCAACGAGAGCATCCAACTGTGGGAGCCGGATTACACCACGGCTATTCTGGTAGGTAAACGTGGGTGACCTCTCACAATTCACGATGCCCGACAAAGCGCCTGATCCGCCAGCAGAGCGGAAGGGCGCGCCGGTAGATGCTGGTCTTCCCTCAAATCTTCATGCTGAGCAGACCCTCGTCGGGGCGTGCCTCCTAGATCCCGTTTACTACAACGAAATAGCAGAGCGGTTGAGACCTGAGGACTTCAGCAGCGATTCATTCTGCCGCATCTTCCGTTGCATTGGAGAGTTGATCGATGCGGGATCGGCAATCGATATTGTCACTGTATCTGCCGGGTTGAGGAGAACGAAGGAACTCGACACTATTGGCGGCATCTCTGCGCTGGCTGGACTCACCGAAGGGCTGCCGCGCAGACCTGTGGTGAACGACTACATCAAACTGGTACTGGAGAAGTCGCAGCTCCGCCGGATGATTCAACTCTTCAACGTGGCGCTGCTACGCGCTCAAGATCAGTCGGAGACACCTCTATCTATACTCGAAGCGGCCGAGGGCCAGCTCCTTGAGATCGCGCAAGACGCCCAGGCTGGCGCACTGCGGACGATTTATCAGTCGGTCGAAGCCGCGGGGGGAACGGAACCCTACCTCAAGGCATACACCGATCCAGAGATGAAGCCGGGGCTGCCGACAGGATTTCTGGATTATGACGCCATGACCGGCGGGCTGCAGAAGTCGGAGTTGACGATCATTGCATCGAGGCCTTCGATGGGCAAGACGGCCCTGGCTATGAACATAGCCCAAAATGTAGCGATCGGCAAAAAAAATATCGTGGCCATCTTCAGCTTGGAGATGTCGCGCTCATCTCTTGAGCGTAGAATGATGGCGTCGAGGGCTTGGGTCAATGTGCGGAAAGCGCAGGAGGGGATATACCTCAACCGGGACGAGCGCATAAAACTGGAGACAGCTTTAGGGGATTTGGTTGAGTCCAACAACATCTTTATTGACGATTCAGCAACTCTGACGCCGATACAACTGAGAGCGAAAGCGCGCCGGCTCAAGCAGAGGCAAGGCAGGCTCGACCTCATCATCGTCGATTATATGCAACTGATGTCGGCTGGTGTGAAGACTGGCAACCGCCAAGAAGAAGTTGCGCACATCTCCCGTTCGCTCAAGGCGTGCGCGAAGGAGTTGGAAGTTCCAGTGATAGCCCTGGCACAAATTCACCGTGGTCCAGAGCAAAGAACAAACAAGCGGCCCATACTCGCCGATCTTCGTGAATCGGGACAAATCGAGCAGGACGCTGATGTTGTGGCGTTTATCCACCGCGAATCCTACTATAATCACGATGAGGATATAAGCGAGTCAGAGAAGGCCTTGGCGGAATTGATTATCGGCAAGCAACGCAACGGACCAACTGGCATCGTAAGGCTCGCATTCGTCAGCCAACTAACAAGGTTCGACAATCTAGCAAGGGGGTAACATGGACACAATCGCAGCAGCAGTGCGCAAGGTCATTGCCGAAGTCGTGGCATTTGACATTGCAAGCGTCACGGATGATAATACCCTTGTAGACGATCTTGAGCTAGACTCGATCGAACTGGTCGAACTTGCCCAGGATCTCGAAGAAGAGTTTGACATCATAATCCCCGACAGCGCGATCACCGCGGCGATGACGGTTGGACAGGTTGTGGACGCGGTGAAGAATTTGAAAGGAGTTACATTTTGAACGCAGAAAACACTGCGGCAATTGAAATGCCGCGTTACAAGTCGCACAAGACGGTCTGGGCTCTCAAGATTGCCCAGGTGACAATTGGCGCGTTTGAGCACGATGCCGCCATAACCTTTGAGGATTCGCGCTACGCCGAGCGTATCGTCAATATCCTCAACAAACCCATTCCGCAGCCTGGCTGGTATCTGGTCCAGTACGAGGACGGCTACATCTCTTTCAGTCCTGCCGAGCAGTTCGAGAAGGGCAACACGCTGGACGAGCCTTTTGGGGAGAATGTCGTCGTTGCCGACCAGCGCAGTTTCGCACAGGAAGAGATCAACAACTGGTTCAGTTATCGCGCGCCGACCAAAACACAGGTCATCCAGTATGGCGAGATTCGCACCGCTGCCAAGATATTTGCGGAGACCATCAACAAGCACGTTCCTGCCGGGGCCGACAAGACGGCGGCAATGCGCACGATCCGCAACTCGGTTATGCAGGCCAATCTTGCGATTGCCTGTTATGTCGGCGCGCCATCGCGCCCGACGATTGCCGAACTGGACAAGATACTCAATTCCAAGGACGACACGCCGGTTACGATCAATCGGGATGGATCGGTCACCGTCGATCAAGTTTAACTTCTCCGCCCAACCTTCGGGTAATGCGGCGGGGGATGCGCGGCAGAACATCGTCATGTACACATAGCCGGAGTGGAGATGGCGCAAGCCTAAATCGAGGCCGGACCGCGCATAACTTTCAACGCAGAAAGGAATGGGACTTATATACATGACTCCCTTGGAGACTGAATGAATCCATACTACGAGCACGCGGGGCGCTGAAGAAGGGAATGAGGGACTATGACCGTAACACTGGCAAATTCATCGACGCAGAACTGGCGGGATCGTGCTGCTACTGACTTCTATCCTACCCCCGCGCCTGTCACACAGGCATTGCTTAACCACT